GTTGTACCGGCTTTGTGTATCTTTGTACCTCGTGCAGCAATAACGTCACCGTTAAAGTATGCCGACATCAGTACCTTCTCAGAAGACAGCACATCCTGCGGAACAATGTTGCTGTTCCATTTAGTGTAGCCAGAGATACGTCTGTAGCCACCACGGATGTCTGGCTCAAAGTTCTGCAGTTCCAGTGCCATACCGGGCTGCATAGAAAACGTAGACTGGTCAAGTACAAGCCCACCTTCACATGCAAACACATAAGGACTGAGTTGCGATTCGTCAGCCATGTGTTAGCCCCCTGTTGGAAATACCGATGTACCGTATCGCTGTGATTGCGGAATGTACGTGGAACGCACGTAGCTATAGTTCCTGTTAATAAACAAACTCTGCATATGTTTGATGCCCTCTTCAAACCGGGCAAAGTTGATGCCGTACTGCTGTGCCTCGCCACGATACTGATAGCCGTAGGCAGTAGCCCCATCGACAATTACCTGACGGAACTGTTCAGGAATGGTAGGGACATCTGTTGTAGCACTCAACGAAGTAGGCTTGACGTAAGCATCATACTTGAGTTCATATGCTTTGTCAGGATATGGATAAAGTCCATAGTTGTTATCCGGTGTACGGAAAACATAGATAGGCACGGAGCCAACATCCGATGTACTCTCTTGGTCGATATACCTATCAACATACTGGTTATAGTCCAAGATGCGTAGGGTTGTACCCGCTACACCAAGAGAGTTGTCTTTTGAAATACGGAAGGTCTCGTAATCTACATTGTAAATATTGGCACCTATTGTATACCGTGTGGTGCCAGCCACAAGCGTTTCAGTCTGTTCTTCGTGGCTAAATGACCACCCAAACTCACGCTGAAAAATATAGTTGATGGCATCATTGACTGCATTCTTACACTGCGTCTGAAAGCCACGAGCATTTGCAAAGTTAGCAGATGTAAGTGCGACTTCGTTGAAACGTGCAAGAACTTCGTTTGTAATGTCAAGATAGGTATATGCCATCTGAAATCCTTAAAAGAGGAATGAGAGGGCCAGTTTCAAGCCAGCCCCCTCACACTAGTTAGGCAAGAGTGTCACGGTCTACTTCGTCAGCCGAAGTGTCGCCCTGTGAACTCACGTCCATCATTACTGCGTAAACACGGAGTTTACCAGCAGTAAACGATGCACCAGTACCTGCAAAGGTCAGGTCAAGAGTATCGGCAGAAGCCAGAACTACGTCAGCAGCAACAGTTGCACTAGGTGCATAAGCACCGTCAGCAGCACCGTCAATGTCGAATGCAGTTACATACTCATCTGCGTCAGCGGCACCAAGAGTTACCGTTGCGTCAGTACCTGTGTTCATGGTTGCGCTTTCAACAACTTCCACACCAGCAGCCATGATTTTGGTGCCAGCAGGAATAGTGATTGCTTGAACAACGTCACCGGACGACGGGTCTACAGTAGTAGCCACGATGTCGATGGTGTTCTCAACCATGTAGGGGTTACGGCCACGCTGGGAATTGCCAGTCGCAGCTTTAAGAAGTGAAGTAATTGTAGCCATTATTCATTTCCCCCCTTAAGCCAGATGGTACTTGGCGTTCACAAGTGCTTCAGGACGAAGAATCTTGCGGCCATACAGGTGCATACCACGAACGATGTCAGCGAAGCTGTCAGGGTCACGGTATGTTTCGGTCTTGTTAATCTGCTCTGCAGTAGCAACAGCAGAAGAATGACCGGCAACAATCACACCGAAGTTAGTGGACGAGTTCGCACCAGTGAAGGACGGACCAGTACCAACAGCGGGAAGATTGTTGGACGAGTAGACGGTGAAGCCATGAATGTTGGTGCTTACAACGCCGTTCTGCAGACCAGAACCACCGAAGTCAGCGTTGAACAGACGAGAGTCTTCGTCTTTCAAGACTTCAATGAAAACCGGGTCAAGTACAAGCCAACGACCCTGAGTGTCTACGTTCTGCTGGTCGAGCAGACGGGACATACGGGCGATAACCTGCAGCGGGTTAGCATCACCAGCATCAGTTGGAGCAGCACCAGCACCGGTACGTGGCAGGATAGCAATAGCATCCCCTGCGCTACCGGAGTTAAAGTCAGATGCGTCCAGCTTCATGCTTGCAAGCAGTTCGTCAGTAGCGGAACCAACAGCGTTCGTGCCGTTGACTACGTCGTTGACAGTATCTGCAGTTCCATGAATCGCAGACTGCTTGTAACCAGACAGATAACCAAGAACGTCTTGGTCAAACTGGTCAGCGAGGCGGTAAGCAGCACGGTCAGAAGCGAGGCTCTGGAAGTTAACGTGGCTGTGTGCCTCTTCAATGTCATCAACCTTGAATGCAAAGTAGTTAGCTTTGTCAATGGTCAGGCTGAAGTCTTCGTCGTCAAGGTCTTGCGGCGTGATGGTCGTACCACGGGCGTACGCCTTAACAGTGATTTCGGGTTCCTTGATAATCTTAACGGAATCACCCATCTGAGCAATCTCACCGAAGTAGTCGGAGTTAGTGATTGCTTCACAAACAGCGGCCTTGCGGAAAGCAAGCTGCACCTGTTTGCTGTAAATGACGGGCGAAAAATTACCGTTAGGAAGGTTACCATACCCGGCAGCGGTATTGAATGCCATGATGATTTCTCCTAAGTTAGCATTTTACAGATGCAAACTCACCAGACTAATCAGAGGCTGAATCGTATGGGTGCGTATTCTATTCAGTTGGCCGACCGAATATTCAACGGGCCACACTCGTCAGGTAATCCATAAGACTGAGGTGTTTGCGGACTAGGCGTAAGCAGGTAGCGAACCCACTTACACCTTTGATGACTATAGTTATACGAAAAAATAACTAATTGTCAACACTTTTTTATCTGGCTGAACCAGAAACATCATAGATAAACTTTCCAGAACGGATAGCTTCCATGATTTCGTCTGAATGCTTCTCGTATTCTTGTGGAGACATCTTCTGAACTTGTGACTCCTTTAGATACGTAGAGGCTTCATTTTCTTGCGGCTTACTGCGGCTGTTCTTTGTAGACACAGACTTTGCAGCATCCTTATCTGTTTTGGGTTTCTTTGTAGTTATACCCATATCAGCTTTGTAGAGGTCAATAGCCCTAGCAGCAGAACGCGCATCGTTGTCGTTCTCGTAAAGCGCATCCTGTACCCACTTCGGCTGTTCCTCTGCCCACTCGTGAAAGCTGTCGCTGTCACGAATCTCGTCAAAGTCTGGGTGCAGTTGCATCAGTGCTGCTTCTGCTTTTTCTTTTGTTGCAGACAACTGCATCTCGTCAATTGCTTTGAGGCGTTCTTCCAGAGCAGTAGATTGCTCACGTGCCTTCTTCATTGCAATTGTTTCAACGATGGCTGCTACGTCGGGATAGTCTGCTGCCCACTGTTCAATGTCCTCGTCGGACTTGGGCAGTTTCATTTCTTTCTTTGTAGCACTGTCAAGTTGGCTACGGAGTTCTGCAATCTGCTGTTTGAACTCTTCTGCTTGTTGCTGTTGGTGCCTACGAAGGTCAGAATAGCGTTTCTTAAACGTTTTCTCTTCGGCTGTTGTAGGCTCCTCCTCTTCTTCGGTTTGTTTCGGCGAGGCATCTTCTACTTCACCCCGTTGTTCTTTAATTAACTGCTCAAGTTCTTCTTCTTCCATTTTGCGCTTTTCTTCGTTGCTATACTTACGATTTGCAAACGCAACTTTTTTAGGTGACTGCATTTCTTCAGCCATGATTTCTGCGGCTTCTGCCATTTTACTTCTCCGTTGTTGGGGCCACCGTAGCCATACACCTGTCGGGGAGATGGGGGATGAGTAGCCAACATATCTAGCTGTTTAACGTGAAGCTAGACCACGCTTACGTGAACCGCCGTCAGAGGTAATATCAATTACTGACATTAGTTCACTACCAAGAACACGACCTACTGCACGAATTTGTGGAGTACCAATCATGCCCTTAATAACTTCTTTGTCTTCTTCGTTAAGATTATCAAATCTACGCTGGACCAGAGTTTGATAATCTGCTAAAGTCATATCATCATCCATTACTTTATCTTTCCTACGATGTAACAAATAGGCTCAAGGATAGCACGTTCTACTGCGCCAATAGGATGTCTCTTGCCTTTCTTTTGCAGCCAGATGTCTGCAGTACGACGACGAGCAATGCCTTCTAGTGTAGAACGCAGTAGCTTATTATACCACTTTGTATTACCATATGCAACTTTAAGCAGAGGCTTAAATATCCTGTGATATCCTTTTTGATAGGCAGGGTCCAGATTTTTACTCTGTTGCAGCCATACAGTCTGACGGAATGCACCAAAGCCATACGCATCATTCATGGCGGTACAGACAATTTTATCGCCTCTACTACTTGCCGTTTCTTCGCCCTTTGTAGAAGTAACCCTATTAGCATTAGTTTGTGTAGGCTTAGACCAGTCATGAGAAGAGTCATAGGAGATTTGACCAGTTTCAGTATTGACACGACTAACAGTACCTTGGTCATCTCTTACGCGCTTGGCTACGTCATCACCGTAGGTACCACGAATATCTGTGCCAACTTTATTGCTACCGGTGTTGCGTTGAAGATTTCTTTCTTCTCTAGCCCTGTCCATCGCCGCAAATTCTGTGTCATATTTACCGGCACGTACATCACGAGCATACTGAGAAGGGTCTTGTGATTTAGCGGAAGCTACCAAATCCTGTGCTGCGTCACCCCTAAAGATAGCTTCATTGCGAGGCATACCTTCACCAGTACGCTCCATACGTTCTTTAGCAGTTTCTGTAGTCCTAAAACCCGTAGGTCTTGCGGGTTTAGTTTTAGCAAGCGTGTCTATAACTTGTTGTGCCGCTACACGTGAAGGAAGTTTAGCAGTTGCATCTGCAACTCGTTGCTTCAACTCATCTGTTCCTCGTGTGCCTACAGCATCCAAAACTTTCCTTGCTGCTTCTCTTGCTTCATCGCTAAACTTTCCAAAGTCAACAGATGCACCAACAATATTATCAGCCGTTGGGAAAGTTACCACAGACTTCCTTCCCTTTGTCGAATTGGCAACATTTACCAAGTAATCAATTTTTTGATTATCGGACAACTGTAGATTAGCCATGCTATCTTTTAACTCTCTTGCCTTTTCACGAACTACATCAGTAACTGTGGCACCTTCCTCTACAAGAGTTTGGGCAGACTCTACTCCTACATCTGTGGGTGTAGTAGGCGCAGGTTCTGCTTCTGCTATGGCCTGTTTAATAGACTCTTCACCCGGAATGCTCATAAGACCTGCTTGAGAAGCCGGAGTTACCCCAAAAGTTGCAGCAGTTTCTGTGGTGGGAAAGTCTTCTTTACCAAGCCCAAGAAAACCTTTGCCGCCCACTTGTTGTCCAGTACGCGGGTCAAACGTATTGCCTTTGCCATCTGCAATTGTACCGTCCGGCATAATAGTACCAGCTTCTTGTTTTCCCATACCAAAAAGCGCAGCACCGGGTATCAGAGCAGTAAGAAGCCCCTCAAGGTCTCCGACCTGTTTTGTGTAGCCAAGCTGTTTTGCTGCGGCTTTTCTTTCCGAAATATCTTTTTGAATTTGTTGCTGTCGTGCTGCTTCTTCTGGCGACATACTATCATCGCCCGTGGGTTGTGTGATAGGCTGTGTAGTAGTAGTAGGAGGAGTCACAGCTTCTGGTGTAGTGGGGGTCTCTGTTTGCTTTCTGAATCCGGCAGGTACAGGAATAAGTGGCTGACCATCTGGTCCTACCGGAATCTGGATAGTATTACCAGCATCATTTACATACGTAACATACGTAGGCGTCACGAATTGTCCGAACTGAGGTACAGCAGTGGGTGCCATTGGGGTCGCTGCTTGCTGTGCTGGTTGATATCCCGCAACAGGGGTTTGAGGATATGTAGGCATTTGATATGGAGTATACTGAGGTTGATATCCAGCAAACTGTGATTGTTGCAATGAACCTTGAGTAAACTGAGGCTGCACAAAACCACCTACTTGCATTTCCATAGGTGCTTCATCTTCAAGGTCAAGGTCTTCCATGCCAAACGGAATATCATCTGGAATAATTGCTTCTTCTGCGTTGCCCATTTGACCCATGTCATCCATGCGTTGCAATCCCGCCTTTGCTTCATCTCGTAGTGCCATCATCTTGTCAAGACCATGATAGCGCACTACATCTGCTGGCATAACAAATTCGCCCTCACTGAGTTGGGCAGGAATGTCATCTCGTACTTCTTCTTTCAAAGAACCTACTGGTACTTCATTACCAGAGGCTTCATCGACAGTGCCGCCTTCTTGTAGAAGACCGCCGTCCTCAAACAATTCCATTTGTTTTTCAAGAGCCATTAACTTCATCCCTTAATGTTTTAAGTCTGCGCAATGCTGCAATGGCACCTTGCGACCTATGCAACACTATCGTATCATCAGCTTGCTCTAGTGACTTATGCTGCAATTCAATTACAGCATCAATGTAATCACTGAACGCTTCCCATTGGCGGTTGTTGCCCACCCACGGCTTGAGTTTGCTGAGTATTTGCTGGTTGTTCATTTCCACTAAATCCTTGTTCACCCGGCTGCGGCACCATGCCTACGCCCATATTGGCTCCACCTGCACCTGTTGGGTCCATAGCGTCGGCACCTGCTGGTGCTTCCTGACCCTCTGCAGGGGCTTGGAACTGTTTCATAAGTTCTGCTTGCAGTGCAGCCTCGTTCATATTGTTGGTTACTTTGTCGGGGTCCAAGTCCATAGACTTTGCAATCTCGCGGATTACATATTGGAATTTTGCAAACGGCGCAAGTACCGGATTGCTTGCTACCTGCAAGAACTGCATCAAACGCTGGCTGCGTACTTCGTTAGCCATCAGGCTTTCTGTGCCACGTGCTTTGACTTCAAGGTCGCCCTTAATGCTGGGGTCAAAGTCAAACTGCATGTTAAAGCGGAAGAAACCTTCGCCCAGCGGACGCAGCAGATAGTCATCTACATTCTTAATCACAGTCTTGATAGACCCCTGCGCTGCACCCATCAGCATAGAAATGCCGCTGGCAGTACGGCCTACACCGGACACGCCAGTCTGACCATGAGCAAATGATGGGAAGCCCGTGCTTTCATCTGCCAGCACACGTGCTTTGTCAAACAGCATCATATTCTCAGAAGACACATTCGGGAACTTAGTACCAAAGATTGCTTGGCCCGGTGCGCCGCCTTGACGCCGGAATACCTTACCCGGATACAGAGACAGGTCTTGTCCCGGCACCAGATTGGTTTCATCTACCTCTACAATAAGATTGCCCGACAGTACAGCGTTGTCTACTGCCATACGCATAAAGCCGTTCATCAGCGTCTGCGTATCGTCCATGTTTTCGGCAATGCCTACACCAAAGAAGCTATATGGATTGAGTTCATACGGAGAAGCAGCATATGGAATTTTGGAAGGCTTAAATGGGTTCAGCACCATGCGGATAAGTTTGTTATTACAAATCCAGACGTTTGCTTGCAGTTCATCAAAGTCTTTCAGTTCTGCTGGGATTTCAACATTCTGCTCTTCCAGCATTTCAATATCGACCATGCCCCAATACTCAAGCACCTCAAAGCGGTCAATGCCATGCTCCGGTGCATAATCAGAGAGGTCGTCTTCCCAATACTTTTTTGTGTAGTTTTCACCAAACGAGATGGCCTCATCAATTACTTGACCACGGAAGTATGGACGCTTCTTTAAATTGCGAAGTTGAGAGCGTGACATTTTATGGCGTTCAATAATGTATTGCGCCTCGTCCATGTTGTTAGCATCTGGGTCAGGATAGAAGTTCCACACCGATACATGATTGACCTGCGGCATGGTCTTGAACATTGGGTCGTATTCGCCGTTTTCATTCCAGTTGGGGTATTCTTTGTCCGCAGCAAACGGACCTTTCATAATGCCCGTACCAAATAGTGCCATTTCAAACGCGCTACTACGAAGGCTTTTACTTGCACCAGACTCTTCAAGCTGGTCATGAATTTTCTTTTCCATCTTTTTAGCTGCAATCTTTGCAGGGCTAAATTCAATGGCTGTAGGCGTCTTACCCGGACCTTCTTTCAGTTTGTCTTCTACCGGCTGTAGCTTGTCTCCAAGCACACCAAGGCGTTCTGTAAGACTTTTGGCAGTAGCCCCCGGAGGAAAGTCTTGCCCGTCCCCAGCAAAGCCGTAGGGGCTGCTAAGAGCGGTTTCACCACGAAGCTGCTCTGGCTCCTGTGGGTCAAAGTGTACATCTTCCACAACACCCTCCGGCAGTTCTGTAGGGTCAACAGAAAGCGGAAACTTGTTGTTAGCAAACAGCACGTCAACAATCTGGCCGTATGCTGCCAGTGTCTTAGTCTTGGTGACCTTAATAAACACACGAGACTTTTCTGCCTCTGTGAACTGTACATCAGGGCCATACAGACCACGGTAGTTACGATATGCGCGAAGCCAGCGTTCTTCGTCCTGATAGCGATAGTCTTCAGCACGTTGGTAGCGTTCCATAATAAATGGAATAATGTTGGATACATCAATGTCCTCAACTACAGTATCATCTGTATCTTCCAACGCAATAGCATCGTCTTCAATCATCATTTCATCTTCGGCCATGTGTTTTTCCTTTAGTATCCAAACGTAGAATCAGCTACTGGCATTCCTGTCGATGGTCGGCCATGCGGGTCGTAGTCGAAAACAGAGAACCGGGGTCTGGACATAATGCCGTACCGGAGTGCGTCGTACAAATGGTCTTCAGACTTTGTGTCAACATCTTCTGGATTTTTCTTGTCCAAGGGGATGGACGGTAACTGACTGACGACATTTGTGCAGCTATTAAAGAATACAAGTCTAGGTTCCTCTGTAAACTCATCTATCTGTAGGCGACGGTGTATTTCATTCTTACCCGCAACACGACTGCCTCTACTGCGGTCTGACGGACGCCAGCGACATCCTTTATTAATCATCTGTTCCGCAAGAGACGGTCCAGTATCACCACGCTTATGCCAAAGACTGCTATCCAGCACACCATACTTAATGTTCCCATCTTCGGCCTCTAAATCCAGTATCATATCAGCCAAGTCTGTGGCGAGGATTTTGCTGACATAAAGTTCTCTATATACGATAAGTTGTTCGTCAGGCGCAACTGCAAACCAAAGAACACCAGAATAACTGCCGTAGCCATAGTCACATGCACGAAACTTGACCCAGTTGCTAGGGAGATGGAAAGGTTCAACAACATGAATCCTGCGGTCAAACTCAGTAAACGCTGCACCTTCTTTGATGTCCCAATCGCCTTCAAGAAGCTGCCGCCTTTGCTGTTCAGGAAGCGAGAGAAGCATCGCTTCGTAGTCACCTGCGTCCGCAAGGTATGGGTTATCAGAAAGTCTTGCCGGGATAAAGCGTCTCTTAAATAGAGATTTTCCTGCTTTGCTATGTCCAGCGGGATATTTGAGTACCTCTCCTGTTTCACTGTCGGTTGCATCAAAAGACCTATTATACGGTGCAGGGTCAATAAACATTTTCTTAACCCAGTGATGCCCTCTACCACCGGGGTTAGTCGTAGCCCTCATAAAGATAGGCAAGTCAGGTGCAGTGGACCGTAGACGACTTCGCATATAATTCCATGCGTATGGTGTGGCCCATTGTGTCAATTCGTCAAAGCCTATCCAGCTAAATGCCAGACCCTGATAACGCAAGACATCCTCATCCCTGTCTAGGTAGGACATCCACAATCTCGCGCCAGATGGCGCGGTCCACTGCATCTTCCGTTCTGACCACTTGATACCGGGCCAGATTTTTGGGTACAACTCCTGCGACTTGAATATCAGTTCTCGCAGTTCTTCTGTTGTGTGTCGGAGCAGTAGTCCACTGAACTGCGGATGCCCCATGTAACGCAGTGGGTCAGCAAGCATTGCATATGACTTGCCGCCCCCTGCACTGCCGCCGTATAGAACTTCACGTTCAGATGCGGCAAGAAACTCTGTCTGTGGGCCGGGGTTTGGCTTGAACAACACATTAGCATGTTCTTCAATACTGCTGGTTTCGTGTGAAACCTCTGCAATCTCAACCGTTGGCTTTTGCGCCGGTTCTTGCTTCTTCGATTGCCTTCGCTTTGGCGATTGCCGTTTCCGCATATTCTGCCCACTTGCGGAGGCTTTTAGCTTGGTCCTTACGCTGTCGTTCATTAGCTAACCGTTTCCTTAATCCTACGTGTGAGATGTATCTGCCACTGTTTGCACTCAACCAATTCGCTACTTCACGATAGGAATACTGATTGACGTACTTACGTGCTTTCTCTAACAGGTCCAGTTCAACTTTGATAGGGTCAAGAATGTCGGGGTCTTCTTCACTCTGTTTGTAACCAAAAGGTACAGTCCTAGCAATGCGAGGTATCTGCACCCATTCATTTTCTTCTTTGATGTCGGTGGGCTGCGGTAGCTTCCACTTACCTACACTACGTGTCATCGTTTTTTGCGGTTGTCCGTGCTTCTGACAGGATTAACATAGGCTTTAGTTACGTAACCTCCACTGTTAAAAGCGTATTCTTCTCCAGAGCCTCCCTCAATAGGAAATATTTCAATTACACCTTGAGTGGCTTCTCTTAAGTCTCCAGTCAACCCTTCTTCTTTCATTATCTTTTTTACATTTTTAGAAGATATCTTACCTCTAGCCCAATCGGTAAGCGCACCTTCAACGCGCATATTGTATTCAGCCATTAGTCATCATCCTCCTCAACAACTGCTTTAGGTGGCATAAGCATCACACCACCAGATGCCTCTACCTGCATCTTCTCTGTTTTCACTAGACCTACACGGTCAAGCAATTCTTTGGCAGCGGACATCTTGTCACGAATGCCAAGTTCAGTTGGGTCGTACAGTGCGCCTGTCATAGCCATTGCAGCCTTGGGTGCATTACGTGCCATGTACATTTGTGTGGCCTCAAGAATTTCTTCCTTTAAGCCCTTTACAATTTCTGCTGTAGAACTAGCGTCGGCATACCCAGCCATCTTTTTGGCTGCTACCATGTCCCCACTTGCTTCGTCAAAAAGCACAGCGAGAAACTTCTGCTGCTTTTCTGTTAGTTGTCTAGCCATTAAAACTCACCATTGTGCATTGCATTTGCTAATTTCACTGAACGTGATTTTACCTGATTTGCCCACCTGCTGTCAAGCATTTCTTTTGACGCTATGTCAAATTTTTCTTCGTGGATAGCATTCCACATCTTTTTGAACTTGCAAAGACGAGGCACACCCATATTGAATGCCATGTCAACAAGTACAAGTTGACGTACAGCGTCCAAATTCTCTACGCAAGGATGCGCACGGAGAAGTTCTTCTTCGACAATCTGTACGTCATTCTGTGCGAGGTACACTGCATCTGCTTCTGTGATGCCATCAGAATAAACATATTCAATGGTTGGATAATCCATCCAGTCCAGTTCATCCTGTGTAATACCCCGGTCATCTAGATTACGGCCAATGCCAATGGTATTGATGCCCAACGTGTCTTGATACACCTCAAGGCGAAGACCTTCATGCTTTACCAGTTCTTCAATCAAACGGTCTCTGCGGTATTTCATTTCTTTGTCTCTCCACCCATCCANATACCAAATGCACCTGTCATGGCACCCATTACAACGCTTACAAATGCGGACTGTGCTGCTGTTGGGGCGTCCAAGTTCATAAACCACTCTGCACAACGCCANGACATCAGGGTCATAATCANCATCATAAAACGAGGNAGCAGCTTCCACTGNGTAATTCGTTCAAATGTCCAGTCAGCCACGCCTACCTCTTTCCGAAGAACCTAGTCGCACTGCGTACACCAAAGGATGCAGCCACGATAACGCCAAGGCTATACTGGTACCACTCTGGCATAGCTTCTAGTTGAGTAAAACCATTGGCCACTATTTCTTCCATACCCGGAATGAATGCAAGTACAAGAGGCAAGCTGAATAAAATAGTCAGCCACTCATCTTTCCACGAAGACTGACTACCTTTAGCCATCTCCAAGTCCCAGTCAATTTCACCTGTAGCTTTCTTCTGCATTACTACAGCTTCGGCCTGTGCCTTCGCTACCTTGGTGGCAGACTGAGCCTTCTTCTCTTCAACCTTGCCGTCTAGCCATGTACCAGCTAGGTTAGCTATCGGCCCTATCAGTGTGGTCAACATTCCTTAGTTCCCATAGTTTCTTTTTAAGTAGAAATACACGAGTTTCAATATCAGGCTCTACATCAGCCAAACGAAATTCCCGTGGGTCGTTATACGCCTCTGCGAAACTTTGCAGTCTTCTTTGCAATACTTTTTGGCTGGCGTACAAACTGTTTACCCTTCTTTGTACCTTCTCTCTTAGCCCTAGTTGTAGCAGCATATTCGGCTGGTGTCAAGGATTTAATTGCTTTCTCTGGTAAATACCTCTCACCTGTCTTTGCGCTGGGCTTNCCAGACTTAGTGCGCCACTTCTGNTTTGTCCAGTTNTTNAGACTTTGTTGNGANNTTGCNATTGCCATTATAACGTTCCTTGTGCGTGTAGTGCCAGCAGAATGACGCTTCCAAGAACACCTAGTCCTACAATGAACAAAAATGTAATGATTGCTATTTCAAGATACTGCTTGCGTTTACGTCGTGCTTCTTCTTCTGCCTCACGTCTTGCTACACGTGCCTTTGCCTGAAACTTCTGCCAGTCATTCCACAAGCCCGGACGACCTGTGTATATCATAATCTGACGAAGCTGTTCTTCCTGCTCACGTATTTGCTCAAGGGCCAAGAACTCTTCAAGGTCAGAGTTGCCACCTTTTTTGTTGGCCTTCTTTTCTAACGTTTCTTTGGCACCAACAAACTGAGCAATGGCACTGCCAGCAGCCGCTATCTCTTTACCGTTCTGCACAGCAGTCTTAATAACTGCAAATGCGGCGTTAGCTGCGGCAAGTTCGGCAAGCATCAGTACGTCTCCATATCTTTGTTCACTAATTTGGGTAAGCAATATGCAGAGATATTCTCTCCCTGCTTATGGAGTTTCTGTGCATACCAGACACATTCATTCAGGTCACGAAAGTACATGTCGCTGCTGACCTGACGTTTGTCTTCTCCTATCCCAAGAAATACCAATAGGAGAAAGACGTGTTTCATATCATTTGTCTACAGCCTCGTCATGTAAAATCCATTGCAGACGTAGAACATCTTGCCGTAACTCTTCAATGTCTTTTGCAGTGGCGTGACCTACCATAACTTCCCGCATTTCAAGTTGCAGGTCATTTACAGTTTTCATATTCCACGCAGCAAGAGCCATCAGCAATGCCATCAAGCCGCCAACAATTTGCTTTTCCATTACTTGTAGCCTCCCCCTGCTGCCTTGTATTCACGTGCCAGCATCTGTGCCTTACGTGCTGACCACTGACCGGGCTTACCACCCTTGCTGCCAGCTTTAATCTTTTCAAATAATCTTTTTCTCATTGTTGGCTTAGTGTAGTTGCCAGCTTCATTAACTCTACTTTTGCTCTTCGTTTTAGGCTTCGCCTTGCTGCCAGCTTTTCCAACTGACCCACCCGCCTTGAGTTTTTGTTTTTTCGCCACGCCTTTAATTGTTCCTTTGTTGGCACTTGCGTAGAAAACTTGCTCACCTTTTTTCTCCCCATACTTCTTGGTCATAGCAGATTTAATCTTTTGTCCTTTAGGTGTGAGGGGCATCTCTCCTATTCTCCTATGCTCTACGGGCAGGGTTAAAGTATTCTTTGACAGATACGGTAACACCTATGTTGCTGCCACCGCCGTTAAAGGCAGTGAGTTTATCGCCAGCGTGTAGGTGTAGTCTGTCAGATGTAATCATATTGTACACATCATTACCAGCAATAGACTTGCCATTCAAAATGGTGTAATACGCATTGTCTTCTTTGTGGTACCACTGGATTGATACGTTGTCTGTAGAAGATGAACCATTACTAATGTGCAAAAACTCCACAGTAGCGTCGTGGTTGTTTGGCACAGTGTAGACAACATTGCTGCTTGCACCACCAGCTGTAGCAGTCACGGTGATACTTTCGGTGGCAGTGTCGAAGGCTATCGGCTGTACCATTATTTATTCCAATCTAGCAT